CTGGATCCCCTGAAACTTCAGGGAACAACACAATGGAAAATGCTTTCGTCGCATACCTTGCATACCGGAAAACTCGCAGACCCGACACAGGTGCCTTCTACAGCAAAGAAGAAGCATGGGAAATGTTGGCGTCACGCTGCGAATTCGGAGGCGACGACAGCTTAATGGGGGACATGGTCCCAGCCTCTTACGCCGCCGCAGCTAAAGACATCGGTCACATAGTAAAATGTGACGTCTTTAACAGAGGCGATCCAGGCGTAAATTTTCTATCTCGCATTTTCGGGCCGGACGTTTGGTACGGTGACCCTAACAATATGTGTGACCTACTTAGGCAACTAACGAAGTTTCACACTAGTACGGTCACCACGGCAAATCCTGCCACCAAATTTACCGAGAAAGCGATTTCGAATATGTTCACTGATCCCAATACACCAATTCTTGGTCGGTACATAAGATTGTGGCTTGAGCTGAACAACATTAAGATCCCAAAGAAAATAGTGGACCCAGGAGTTGATACTTCATGGTGGTCAGCTAATTTTCAAATGAGCGAACAATTCATCAACAAAGAAGCAGATTGGATGTTTGACGTGGCTGAGAAGCAAATACCCGGTTTTAACTGGGGCCTTTTCATGTCATGGCAACCCAAAACGCCCGAGGAGATGCTCAACGCACCCTCATTCTCAGAACCAGTTGAAATTGCTCATCCCGATTTTAATCTCGTTGCCGATTTCGGCAACGGTAACGCGCATGCCATATACGCCAAGGACCCTACGGATGCTCCCATCCCTAGCCCACCTCCTGGCAATCATACCGAACCGTCTCCGGACAGCAGCAGCAGGCCCCGACCGTCCAATCCATTGCAGCATGATTGGTCAACACGATCATGGGAACGGACGCCTGCTGACTCTTCCGAAACAGAGACAGATGATGATTGTTTCGTCTTCAAAGACGATCCCTCTCGCAAACCCAATTCTTGCTTCTTCCCATTTTCGGACGATGGTCGTCAGACGGCGGGGTTAGGCTCTGCAGCTCGAATTTATTCGGCCCGTAATACCGCAGGGGTAAGTCGAAGCATTGCGTCTTCGCAGCCCATCTTAAATTATGACGAAAAGCAAGAAAAAGACGAGAAGGATAACACATCACGCACAATGGGATCCAAACGACAAACACGGCCGATAATGAGGATATTTCCAACCTCAGCACGGCAAAACAACACTACAATTGGCAGCAAGTCTGTCAAAAGAACGCATGTACAGCGTAAGG